GAGGTGACAAGACTGCCATGCATAGCTGAGAACAGAGCCCCACCAAATACGCCGGCAACACCAAGCATATGAAAAGGATGCATAAGAATATTATGTTCAGCCTGAAAGACGAGCATGAAGTTGAACGTACCGGAAATGCCAAGAGGCATGCCATCTGAAAAACTACCCTGCCCAAGCGGGTAGACAAGGAAAACTGCGGATGCAGCAGCGACCGGCGCAGAGTAAGCAACACAAATCCAGGGCCTCATTCCAAGTCGATAACTAAGTTCCCATTCGCGTCCCATGTAAGCGACGATACCGAGCAGAAAGTGGAACACCACGAGCTGGTACGGTCCGCCGTTATAAAGCCATTCGTCAAGAGAACCCGCTTCCCACACTGGGTACAGGTGCAAACCGATGGCGTTGCTGCTAGGCACGACAGCGCCGGAGATGATGTTATTTCCATAAAGAAGAGAGCCAGCAACGGGCTCACGAATGCCATCAATATCTACAGGAGGTGCAGCAATGAAGGCGATGATAAAACAGGTAGTAGCAGCAAGCAGACAAGGAATCATCAGCACACCGAACCACCCGACATAAAGACGGTTGTTGGTAGAAGTAACCCAGGAACAAAACTCTTCCCAGGGAGTACTTCTACGTTGTGAAATAATTGTAGAAGCCATTTAAATATACGAAGAAGTAACCTCCCACCCACCGCAATAGTTACTTAGAAGCTGTACTTGACGCCCAGCTTTGTAGCGTAGTTATTTACATCATCAAATGCAGCAGCAAGTTCTCCATACACAGAGACGTTGTCGGTTGCATTAATTGAGCCACCGATCTTGCCGGTAGGCTTGGTTTCAGAATCACCACCATCTTCTACAAAAATAGAAGGGCCACCTTGGATGTACCAAGAGCCAGACTTGCCTGAATCTTCATAACCAAAGTGAAAGTCAGTGGTATGACCAAGGAAGTCAGATCCTGTTAGACCAGCGTTGTTTTCGATATTCACATAAGGGCCAGCTACAGCAGCAGTGCCGAAGCCGAGGAGGATACCAGTTGCGATAATAGATTTCATTAGTTTAGTGTTACTTTTTCTTTGCAGTTTTTGCGGCGCGTTTAAAGTTCTTAGCCGTAGGTGCACCAGCAGACCCAGGCTTTCTCATTTTTTCTCCACTGCCAGCAGCAATGCGCTTTCGTTTGGCGTGGATGTTTGCATAGAGACCTTGCTTAGCCATTTAACATTTCCATTTACGAAGTGCTAAAGCCTTCCGTGTAGGACGACCTTTTGAATCTTTCATTGGTCCTTTTACGCCAGACATGCGAGCGCAAAAAGACTTCTTACGTTTGCCACCACCAGGTTGTGGAGCTTTGAGGTTTGATCCAGTGGCTGCGTTGTACTTACGACGACCAGCAGCAGTTAAGCCACCAGTACGTGATTTATGTTTGCCAATCTTTAGACTGACACTACGTGTACTACTTTTTTTTACCACCTTTTTTGGCTCCCTTTTTCACGGGCGGGCGGCCTTTTTTTGTTCCGTATGTTCCAGGTCCGTATGGCATTAGAATACTCCAGGGATAAGTTGTCCAGTCATTGCATATGCACCAATTGCTGCGACGACGCCAAGCATTGCAAGGCGACCATTCAGCATTTCAGCTTTTTCGTTGTGTGTCACGGTTACTTCTTCTGTATACATTCGAGGTTCTTTAGGCCAAATTTGTGTGTCGTTCATTAAAAGAAATCTTCAGAGCGTTCCAACTTTTCAACAATCGCATTTCGATATGCAGGATCTCTTTCATAGCGTGGATCTGACATAGCTTCTACTACTTCAGCTTGGCTACGGAAACGTTCACCACTAGTAGATGGTGCTTTACCAGTAATCATCTGACCATCACTCCCATTTTGACTTTCATAAAGTGAATACAATCCTGCAACAGCAAGTTCAAGTGCTTCAGCATTACCACTATCAACGAGGGCATCAAAACCTTGGATTGATTGTTCTGGTAAATTTTCACTTGCCCATCCAATAAGGGCTTGATAACCCTCTTCACCACCAACAGAATCTTGAATGTACTTAACTTGTTGATCGTTTAATTGAGCAGTGTTTGATTGAGAGTCACCTACATTTGCTTCAAGGTAAGAAGCAATTAGATCTTCACTGGACATATCAACAAGAGAACTCATAGTCTCTTCTGAAAGCTCACCAGTTTCACGAAATTCATTAGCCGCATCGTTCAAAATTACTGTTGAAGGGCTAATATCATCGTCCTCATATTCAATCTCATTCTCTTCCTGATCGTTAGTATCATCACGATTACCAAGCATCTTCTGTGCTTCGAGGTAACCTTTCTCTAGATCTTCAACACTGTTATATTTACCTGCAAGCAAAGTATCGTGTTCTGCTTGCATCTGTTCGCCAAGAGCAAGTGATTCTTGCTCATCAGCATTTAGTTCTGGAGCGTCTGCTTGAGACTCATCCATTGAAATAGTTTCAGGCATCTTGTGGTGGTAGTTGTTGTTCTTCTTGTGGTTGCTTAGATGGATCCATCATTGGTGCTTTAGCTAGTTGACCAGCTTGCTGCAAAAGTGTTTGCTGCTGAGCCAGCTGCTGTCGCTGAGCCATTTCTTGTTGAATCTGTTCGTCACGTTTGACAAGTCCCAGGTAATCAATACCTTGTGATGCAGCCAAGCGTTTAATAGCTTCAGTAGAATCTATATATTTCATCAATGCTTCAGGACCAAGTGTCTGAGCAATAGTTGTGATAAATGTCGTCAAGCTTTCACGGTCTTGACCACGACCCAAAGCATTAACACCAGCGACAATAGTCGGACTGACATACTCTTTAGGAATCTTTGGTAGCTGTCCATTTCTCTGCAACACAAGCATGACGCGGTTGAGATATGGAACAAGGAACTCGACAGTCAATAGACTGAAGAGGCCACCGAGTTGTTGTTCTAGTTCGAGTTGTGTAAGGCGTACTTCTTCAGCAGTAGTTCTTTCTGACTGACGGATGTTCAGCTGTAAGAACGCCTCACCAATACGACGCTCAAGTTGTTGAGCAAGATTGGCAGCAGTAGCGAAGTCAGCTGTCTTGCCACCAGTGGTGACTACAGTGACATCTTCTTGTCTGCCTTGAATGATTGCACCGTTACCAGCCTGAGCAAGTGTCTGTGGCTTGGTAGTGCTCGACGGGCTTACAAGGAATACAACCTTAGCCGCCGCCGCTGATCCTTCAACCAGGGCTTGACTTAGTGCTTCAAGACTTCGGAAATCACCAAGGAACTCTTCTACACGACCACGACCATAGTCTTCACCATCGCAAGTATTGAACCTGAGGACCAGCCATGGGCTTGCATTCTTTGGAGCAGTACTTTTAGTACCATCCATAATCTTACCCATGCATTCTTGATGCCAACGCCAACGACCATTGTCTAACTTGACATGTGTATAGACATCTACATCATCTGCATCAGGTGAAGACTCATCTTGTACTTTGTTTGGAGACTGCTCAAAGTTCTTCATGTTTAGAAGTTCTTTGCTCACCGATTCCCTTGTGATGATTTCCAGTACTTCACCATTACCATCGCGATTAACGACGTAACGGTTAAGTGGATAGTGCTTTAACCCATCTTTGCCCATGAAGATCAAGGCATTGCCACCTACAATCAAATGCTTGAGTGCTTGATGCACTACGACACGATCGTTCGACGCTGCGATTGATTCCATGATGGTACGTTCCATCTTGGAAAATGATAGGTCTAGTTCACTTCTAATTTGAGAAGAAACTTCCTCACCCAACTTATCTTCTTTAACTTGAAGTTTAAAGAATGTCGTTTGAGGAGGGAGCAATGCAAGCATCAGCTTTGCAGCTAATGTCACAACTGCTTTACTTCCTACTGACTGGAAAGGAGTACTAATAACTCTATGGTCTTGTGATTCATCATCACGTGAAATCAAATAAGGAAGAGTCAGTTTAGAGCACTCAACAGCAGTATCTAAGAATTGATGTCGTCTTGAACTTAGTTTACTGTAGCGTTCACGTACTGTACTCATGCGTTGATACCTCCAGGCTTAGAGCCTGTCTCATTTAAAGGAATGAGCAAGGATGCAGCATCTTTCTTTGGTTTCTTAGCTATATTCTTTGAACTTTTAGATCCATACGAAACCTTCTTATCTTGTTTTTTAGGATCGAAACTAACTGGATCTAGTTTTGATGTTGCAGCAATCTTCAGAGGTGGGACCACAGGTGGCGCATTGAATTTTTGTGGCTTAGGTGCTGATGCTTGAGTATTGTTAAAACACATTAGTTTTCTATTCGTTGGATTAACCACTCCACGACTGAACGTTGTCCAGATCTATACATGATCTGACGTTCGGTCCAGTCTGGTGTAGGAGTAACGGGTGGATAGAATTCATTGAGTTCTTCAATGATTGATCGAAGCTCAGGGCCAAAGATTGGCTCAAGCGTATTGGGGTAGATTGACATTGCTGTGCTCAAAGAAGGCAGGCATACGAGCTGCTTTGGTGAAGGAAAGTTCAGGTGCTTTACCCTGATACATAAGATTGTCGCTCTGATCTAGCCAAAATTTTTTGTCTAGTTTTTTATCAGATGCTCCAACCTTCAGAGGTTGCATCACCCAGTTAATCGTTGCCTTTCTCAGTCGGTCCAGGGAAGGTGACGCTTCAAGCCCCAGCTCCTTGCATACGAGGCTGTTGGCTGCCACGTGTATTTGTTCATCTCTGGAGATGTCTGCAGAGACTGTTCGCATACCAGGGTCACCATTAGCTCTAAAGAATGGGAGTAGTACAAAGAAAATTGCACGCTCGGCAACCATTGCTTTGACGATCGTGTGATCTGGATGCGAAGTCCACGCATCCCGTAGCCTGATCGCTTCCGCCTCCGCCTTTTGATCAACGCCGAAAGCATTGGCGATGTAACCAAGTGCCACGTCGTGGTTCTCTTCATCCCGTACATTTGAGATGAGTATTTCTCTGGCGACTTCTGGTATTTCAGTGGTAAGAGCATCAGTGATGAAATCCCCCACAGGTAGTTCCATGTGCCGTAGAGCAAGTGCACGGTACAGAGTCTCCTCCGCACCCTCCTTGCAAGCTCCGGCGTCTGTTTGGACTGGTGTCCATTTGCGCTTCCGCGCCATTAGTTTTTGATAAGGATTCATTCCTGACAGTCACATTGTGGTTCATTTAGAATGTCCTCCAGATAATGTTCTATGTCGTCGTCTTTCAATGCAGCGTACGCATCAGATTTATCTTGTACATCTCCCATGACTTGGAGGCTGTAGTAGAGGCTCGTTTGTGGGGACCGTAGCCACTCTTCGATAAAGGCGTTGTCGTACGTGACAACATCACTCCAACTGTTGAAGCTATACCCATGAAGAAGCCCTGTGTCGCTAAGCATCACCATCAGACCATCAGCTACACGCTTGTAAGCGTCCCAGCCAACCTCTGATGCGATCTCAACGTCACCGTAATCATATGTTTGTACCCCGAACGTTCCGCTGTCACGGTCCACTGTCCGGCTGATAGGTGGTGCAATTTCTGGTGTTGCAGTAAACCCATCTAGGTCTTTGCTCCTGTAACTGCAGCTAGCAGTCGGTGCAATAGCAAAGGCTCGCACCATGTTGTGGCTACGTGCAATAGCAGCAGCTTCTGTAATACCAGTCTTGAACTGACTAGCCAAAGCAAAGGCAGGTGTTTGTACAACATCACCACCATTTACTTGATCTAGTGCAATACCAAACTGTTCGTAGGTTATGCCGTACCGCCGTAGGAGATTGGCAAGTCCAAGCATCCCGAGTCCGACTTGTCTGTCAGTCTCGCTTGGGAGATACTCTCCTGAATCGCCAACACCAGTTCGACCATGGAGTGTGCACAGTTCTTGCATCCCTTCACGGAAAGCTCTTGGAATGTTGTCAAATTCACAGGCAGAGAGAGCGACATGCTGCAAGAGACAGGTGCCGCGACTTGGCAAGTACACCTCAAGACATACGTTCCCATAGATTCGATTTCCTTGTAGATCATGACGGATTTTGTTTAACCAGATGTCACCAGATTTGATACCGAACAGCAGTTCTTCTTTGAACTCGCATGCTTCCCACATCTCTGGTGTGATGTTGATGCAGCGTTTTACCCAAGGCAACTCACTACGTGGTGTAGTGATGAACTCCAAAGCGTCGGGATGATCCGCCGAAATATGTAAAACTATCGCACCATTTCTGTAGGTTCCACCTCTACGTAAGATCTCGTTCAGTGTTGAATAGATCTTTCCGAATGAGACTGGACCTGATGCAACGAGGACATCATCTCCCTTACGAGATTCAGTTCCTTTGGGTCTGAGTTTTGACAGGTGGATTGCGCAGCCCGCTCCATTTCTAAGAGCATGTGACGCAAAACGCCAGCTCGCTTCGATTCCATTTGGTCCCTCCAT